TTGATACCTGCCCAACGTGTGAGGCACTGGCCCGCACGGTGATGATGGATCAGACGGGTGCGGCATGAGGCATAACGCCTGAATTCACAGGCGGGCGGCTTTTCGCCCGTCCGGTGGAATGATTTGTTAGGCACTGGTTGACAAAGGCGCGATTTTGCAAGAAAACGAGGTTGACAAAATGAAAGATATGCAAGAACAGGATGGAACCATTGAGGGGCCAACCAAATTGTACGAAGTGTTGGGCCTGATTGAAGAGCTGCACGATGAAGCTGATTTGTGCAGAAACGAGACGGCCACTGATATTGCGTACATGCTGGAGACAGCCGCAGACATGATTGATTCACTAAAGGATGATGTTCTTACGCTAACGCGGCGGCTCATGGGGGAGAACGAGGACAGTTTTTCCCCTGAGACATTGGAAGTTTTTAGGCGCTGGTGTGAAGTGTGCATGACGCCCAACGCATAAGGTAACGCGCCGCGCTTCAGCGCGGTCGCTGTTGACCGCCGTGTTAGAGCGCTGTTTCAACTAGGAGAGAACATGGTTTTATTGTTTGAAGTGGCCGGGCCGTTTCGCTGGAAGCCGAAGGTTGAGAGGGTTGGCGCACTCACCCGGATTATTTGGGGCTGTTTTTCAGTGGCACGAATTGCGGCAGGGTTTAACGATATTGCACGGACATTCCGCGAGGATGAACGCGAGATTTGCGCCGGGATATGCGACCGATTCGCAGCGCGAGGAATGCACCCAGCGGAATGTGCCGGTGCGATACGGATGCGCTCTAACTAGGTTTATACCCCGCGGCGGATAATCTTTTATTCAGCCATGTCCGATAATCTGGAGAGAATATGAAACCAAAAGCCACAGCCCACTCAGTCCTCGCGGAAGCGCGTGAGGAAATCGTCAAGCGTGATCAGATCATTCTTGAACAGCAAGCCTATATAGATAGGCTAAACGATGTGCTATGTAACGTTTCAGACAACTTTAACGACTTGCCGTTTAACGAAGAATGGGCAAAGAAAACATCTAATGTGATTGCTGATCTGGTACTTGAATCTGGTTATGCAAGTTACCAATTGGCAGCACTCAGAGCCCACGACAGAGAAGTACAGGCTAAGGCATTTGAAGATGCCGCCACGAAGATATGGGTAGAGGCAATGGAAAAATGCAAAGATGCTAGAGTTAACCCATCTGAACGCAACGACTTATTTTTTGGCATATCGCAACTTCGCCTCATGGCACAAGAAGAAAGGAGTAAATCATGACTTTTGAAGAGGCAGTGGAAGAATATAAGAGCTTTGACGATTGGAAATATGCAGATCGGGAAGCTGCATGGAAATGGATGTACGAGCGTGGGCGGGAATCCGCAACACTGGCAGAGCGTGAGGCATGCGCGAAGGTGTGTGAAAGCGAGCACGATGCATCAAATTTTGGTGTAAACGGATACTATTGTGCCAACGCAATCAGAGCGAGAGGTGAGAAATGAAAGTTACCCACTACCACACGTCAGACCCAATTAAAGGACTGTGCAAACAGCACGCTATCTGGGGTAGAGGAAAGGATAATGTGTCCGCGCCGCTGGTTGTACTCGCGTAGACAACCAGAAAGCCGATCTACGGGTGGCAATGCCACCTTTGAGGTGATTTTCTGGTGGTTTTGTGGGGTTTTCTAGGCGAATTATGCTATGTCAGGGTGGCAAGATTTGCAACGATTATGTTGTAAGTGCTTGATTTAATTGGAGGCGGGGAGCGGAATCGAACCGCTGTACACGGCTTTGCAGGGTGTCTACAGGCTACGCCCCTATTGGCTTTCAAGGCAATGCCACCCGGATGCCACCCGCTCCTTTGGAAATGGTGCTGAATTGTAACCTACTTCCTCGGCATCCTGCGCTTCAAGCTGGCAAAAATTTCCTGCACCGTGAACCCTTGTTGCGCAGCTTCTTACATCATCTGATTGAACCACTGCTGATAGGCTTCCTTGCGTTGGTCTGCAATCTTCTGGTTCAACTCGTCGCGCTGGCGTATCATTTCTGAGTAGTCCATTTTCGTACCCCTGTAATTGTTGTGGGGGTATGATGGTAACTTAGTTCACTTTTTACTGCCACTACCTATGAAAAAGAAACCCAAGTTCGACCTTGAATACATCGTCCACTGGATACTTTTTATCTGCCTTGTGATGGGTGTTGTTGGCGCAATCATCCAGTTCATCCGGTGGGGTGGACTGGTTGAGTCTGGATCGATTGGCCCGACAGGATTTTAAGCGGAAAGCCTCCTGGATAGTACATCCTGCTGCTTGCGTAGCGCATCTATTTTATCCTTCTTCTCGTCCTTGTCGATATTACTGCGCTCCAGGATGCGGATGCGCTCATTGAGTTTCGATACCTGCCGCTTAACCGACTCAACATTACGGTAACGCGATAGCTCACTGGTATGATCTTCACGGTATGCCTGTGCTTCCTCTGTTTTGCCTTCTTTCATAAGATGGCGCCAGGTTCCATAAGCCTGTTCCAGTTCGCGGGCCTGATCGTACATCTGAGAAACATAGCGGCTATGTGCGCCTTCCAGTTCTGACACCATGTTGCCAGTCGCCATCTTCCACTGGTCAATCGCTGGACGTGTCGGCTCATCGGAAGCAGCACGCACCAGCATGTCAGCCGCGCTCACCGAAGTGGCACCAAGCCATCCGAAATACGACCTGATCATGTGGTCAACCTGTACGGGTGAGAAGAAGTGATCACCTGTCAGTGTATTGCCAGCCGTGCTCAATCCACGCGCCACCATGCTGGTGCTTTGCTTGAATCGGTAATCCGGAGCAAGGCGTTCCATGCCCATAGTTTCGATTGGCCTGCCTGTAAAGCTATCCTTGTTGGCATACACATCCAGGATCGGTTTGAATGCCTGCGGCACAGGGTTCATTGCAAGCTGGTTTCCGGCATTGCTCATGATCACTTCTGCAAAGCGTTTGCCGGTCATTTCATCATCAAACATGAACTCTGCTGTTCGCTCTGCCAGTGTCCCAATGGCGCCAATCTCAAAGGGCTTGGGAATCCTGAATGCTATGCCACCAAACTTGAACCACCAAAAGTTATCGCGGTCCCAGTCTTCACGTTTCTTCCAGTCATCATCATCATGGTATGCGGCAAGCAATGCCAGTGATGCCAGTGCCACGGCCCCCGTCACAATGGCGAATCGCGCCTTGTCCTCGTTCGCCGCACGTCCCAGTTTATACAAGCCCTGAAGACGTGCATTCATGAACGGGACGATCTGCGTCAAGAACCGAACAGTTGTCCATGTTCCCTGCATGGAGAAGTCCATCAGGTCGCGTGCCATCAATGCCGCAGTGGCATGATCAACCCCTTTGCTGATGAGCCTGTCGTACAGCGCCATGCGGTTGATTTCTTCGCCACGATTACCTGTTTCGTTGTACCAGGCAACGGCTGGCTCAAGATACTTGTCATAGAAAGCGCGCACCTTGTTTTCGTTATCAAGGATATGTTCGTCGCTTGCGCCCTGCTTGATCAACTGACGTACCCGTTTGGACTCGCTGCCTTCAAGCATGGTGCCGAAACGGATCAATCCTCCGCCTGCCAGCGCAGACACATATTTCTGTGTGCTTCTGTCAGTCAGTTCATACCCTTTTTTAACGTTTGTTAAAGGGTTGTAGCCGAGGTCAGCGGTTGCAATGGCCTGAACCGAGTCGCGGATCAGGTTGCGCACCTTGAAGAATGGTGAAGCGGTGACGCCCATCGTCAGCCAGTGCTTCATGGTGGACATGGCATCCATCGCGGGGCCGCGCAATCCGGCGTATTCAAGGCTGCTGATAGCTTCCAGCAGGTATGGGTCTTCTACCTTGTATTCGACCTTCTGCCCATTATCCATGTGCCAAACGGTTTTCTTTTCGCCTGGCTCGGCGAGTCTTGCTGCGCCAACTTTTTCCGCTGCCTGCAATGTTGCTGTTGCAGCCCTGTTCTTTGCCGCTGCATCAATCAGGTGCGCAAAGTTCATCAAGGTGTTTTCCATCAGGTCATTAAGCTGCTGATCGCCACCCTTGAGTTTCTTGAACGCCTGCTGACGCACTACTCCAGACTTGATGTTCATTCCGCGCACGCCGCCGTCCTGCTCGTCTGCTACACGGTAGAACGGAACATAGAATTCATGCTCCCAATACTTGCGGCTTTCAGGATCAATCATCCCTGACTGTTCATTAATATCCAGTGCATTATTGAGAAATCCATTGAACTTGTTAAGAGAGTCACGATAGATCATGGCTCGGTCGCGCGTCACTTTCCCGTTAGATAGAGTGTAGTCGAAATCGGTTTTGCCATCGGAAAGCGACTTAAATGCATCGATGTCTTCTTTAGTGAAGAGGTTTTCTTTTCCTTCTTTAGCAAGCCTCTCTGCACGATTACCAGCCACCCATCGCAAGAAATCGGTGGCTTCCTTGCCCAGTGGATAGAACACTTTTTCAAGCAACCCACCACTGGTGTCTGCGTCGTATGCGCCATCTCTCAATGATAATTTACCGTGGTGCATAAAGGCTTCAAAAGCACCTGTAGCGCCCTTTGATAGACGCATCAGGGTATAGGCATGGTCGGATATATCACGAACCGGCCTGAACTGATCCACGATGCCTTGCGCCATCTTCTTCCCTGCATCCTGCCAGATCGACTGGATGACTTCTTTGGGTGAACGATGCGTGATGGTGGAGCCTGTGCGCTCCATTGTGGCTTTCTGCTCTGGCGTGTATTGGCGTCCTGAATCACCGACGATTGATTTACGCGAATACGCAAGACCTACAAAATCTTTGACCACCTCGCCGCCAGCCCAGCGGTGTAGGAATGCAGAAATGCTTCCCCATGCGGAGGGGCCAGTTTCTTCGCGTAGGAAGGTGTTCGAGAGAGCAGCTCTCTTGAGTGTTGTTTCACCCGCTCGAAGTCCTCCGCTTCTTGCTTCTTCAACAAGATTCGGTCGAGTTCCGGCAGTGCTATAAAATCTTTTGCCGGTATCTTCGCTCCGGGGGTCGATAATAACCACTTCGTTACCGGAAGAATCTCGGAATTGTTCTCTATCGAAGTCATAGTAAATATCCTTTATCCTGTGGAATTTCGCTGCGGTATCTTCGTAACTCGCCTTGATCATTTCCTCAAGATTATGATCCGTCTTACCTTCCTTCCAGTCAATACCCATTTTGGATAACTGTTCCGGATGTGGTTGCATGAAATCGGTCGTGCCGAACTTCAACGCCAGCGAAATCATGTTTTCAAGCCGCCTGAAAAGCCCTGTCTCTGTTATTCCGAGCCGGTCGCCTTTGAACTTCAGTCCGTTGGTATAGGCATAGTTACCCACAGCCGAATAGACTTGTGACCCCTTATTTCCTTCTCCGAACTGATAAACATTAAGTTCGACGCTTCCATCCTTGTAGAGCAACACAAAACCTGGCGTTGATCTGATCGCATTTCCTGCGTTGTCTTTCGGGTAAACCATCCACGCATCTGCAAGTTCTGCATCACCGCCAGAGTGCTCAATCAGAATATCTGGAGCAATTTCCTCGAAAATCTGCTCCATATCTTTGGATTCTGAAGCTGGATGCTGGAACAGTTCATCGTTCTCTGCAAGCATTTTCCATGCTTGCAACAACTTTGATTGCTCTTTGTTTGATCCGCTCACAACATCCTTGCCAGAGGTCTTTACATCCCCTTCCGCTGCACGCTTCATGCTGGCCTGGGCATACGCCACCAGATCATCCACCGTCACATTTTTGAGCGGAATACCGTAGTGCAACAGGGATGCCCGGACGGAAGCCACAAAATCACGGATAAACTTGCCGATCGCCTTGCTCTGGCTGTCAACCCAATCCATGAACTTGCCGTCTATAGCAGAGAAGCCTTGCTCACGCGCTTTGTCGGCTATGACTTCGACGATATAGGGCGCGGCTTCCTGCGTGTCGGTGATGGTCAGGTTGTTGCCTTCCCACTGAGCAGCACCCGCCGCCACCATGCGGTTAGCCGCCTCGTCCAGATAGGCGCGTAGCTTGCCGCCAGCGAGTTTGCGGGTCTTGGTCAGGAGGTTGACAGCAGAGGCGTCCACGGCCCTGTTCTGGTTTCCATGAGTGGCTTCGTGCAGCAAGACGTTAGCGGCTGTGTCAGCGTCCAGGTTGTCAGTAGCCATGAAGGTCAGGCCGGACTTTGGATCGTAGAAGGCCTGGATGTCTCCATTTACGGATTTCTTTATATCCACATTGCGCCGGGCCTTATAGGTTACGGTTGGCGCTTTACGTTCTTCTTTACTTTCTTTTTGTTTTGCATCAAAATTAAACTGTTCTGTTCGCACCATAGAGTCTGGGCGGTCAGTGGGCAACGAATCATCCACTGATGACGGTTCATTTGGTACGGAATGTTGCGTTTCGTAAGGCTGTACAATGGCTCGGTCAGCGCGAACAGGATTTCCCCACACGTTTTTATCGGCATGACGGACGCTTTCTATTACGAAGTGATCCCCTCTATCCTCAATTACAAGCGCCTCACGCATCCTTGAAGATCGAATAACGAACGTTTCTTTCGCTCTCGAGCCTGAATCTTCGTACATTTCATTTGTTGAGTTTGCAATTGCTACGACATGGCGCAAAAAGTTCTCAGCACGATCTGACGTATAACTTGGCGGCTCCCTGCTGGTGTCCCTATCGGCTGTTCCAGCCAATTTGTTAAGCCCATACCCCCTGTTCATACCATGAGCGTACCCGCGATATACACCAACAGGCAGACGTATCGGCTTACCGTCTATGTACGCAAGATCACCTGTCATGTTTCCTGAGAACTCAGGCGTTTCTGGAATAACAAAATCATTAATCGTGTGAACGCCATACTGCATAATGCGCACACTCATCTGCAAAGCCGCCTTCGCGTCCGCCAGACTTCTTCCCGTCTTGTCAGCGAATACCTGAGCGATATTGTCGGACGATGCCAGCACAATGCCGCCCTTCTGTCCAGTCTCGCCACGTTGCAGCATCTTGTCCAGTGCTTTGGATAGCTGCGGGAATTTGCGGGCGAATGTGTCAGTCAGGGATTGGCGGGTGATGCCAGTTGCGGGGGAGGTGCGGCGGGAGAACAGTGCCACGCCTTTGTCGGTTTCAGCCTTATCAATCACCAGCATACGCGCATTGACGCCAGTATTCACCGGCAATGACGGATCGTTGAACGTGCCTTCTTCCAACTTCTCGTCGGTGGCACCAACCCGCTCCAGCCAATCACGGAATGCTTGTGCCTTCTTGTCTCCACGGAAGAACACGCCTTCATCCACAAGCGCAACCAATCGTCCGCCCGGCTTTAGCAGATCATAGGCGTGCTGGACATGCTGCGCGGCGCGGCCATCACTGAATGGCGGGTTCATGATGATGCGGTCGTAACTACCTTCTGTGTCAATGAAGTCGCGGCCAACAACATTGAACCCCTTGGCCTCCAGCAGTTCCTTACGCTCGTTCGATAGCTCAACAACATCAGGATCAACACCAGCCTCTCTAATGCGCTCCGCGATATGTCCCATACCAGCAGAAGGCTCCAATACGCTCATGCCTTCCTTGATGCCAGCCGTTTCGATCATTTCATCAGCAGTAGCCGATGGCGTCGGGAAGAAATCAAGTCCGTCATTCCGGCGCCCGATCATGGCGCGTTCCATTTCCTTGATCTTGTCGGCCTCCTTGGGTGATTCTTTCAGCCCGATAAACTCGCGCAACGCGGCACGCAATTCGGCAGGCGTTTCTATATCCATTGCGGCCAAGCGCTTGCGCTTGTCGTAGGCGTTATCGAACTGCCACGGCACAGAAACCTTTGCGCCACGCCTTGATGCCTTTCCGATTGCCTCAACCAGCTCGACGCCGAAATCACCTGTAAGTGTGATGCGCTTGTCGTTGTCACCTTCCCACACGCCGCGTTTGATGGCTTCTGATGGGCTGAGAACAATCAAGTTCTCGTTGCGTTTCACAGGCAGCACAATGGCGGCGCCCTTGTACCCGCTGCGCTGGATGGATAACTCGGCCATTGCCTTGGATGGGAATGCCGCGCGCAATCCGTCTTTGGTGCGGAATGCCGTAACCCTGTCGATATTGTCTTTGGCGAATTTCAGGTAGGAATCAGAAACATCGTCCGCCACTTTCATCAAGCGTTGTCCTAGCTTCTTGGTGCCTTCTGTTTCCAGCAACGCACGGCCCAGGCTGGCAAGGTCTGAACGGTAGGCGGTATAATTCGGGAACGTGGCGTAATCAGCCACTTCTTTGGTAGGTTTTTCGCCCTTGTGTTTTTCCCGCTCTGCATAGGATTCATACAAATTTCGGTGCATGTCGTCTTGCGCTGTGCGGACAAAGCCTGACAACATTTCGACTTGTACTTTCTGGCGAACACGGTCTAGGAATTTGGCGGTTCCTTTTTCAATGCCCTGGGCGATGTTGCGCATGGTCTGCGCCATAGCTTTGTCGTTGTTTGCCGCCGCCTCTGCGCTCGCGGCGAACCTGGCGCGTCGTTCTGTGTTGGCCTTTCTGTCTTGCGCCAGGCTGTTGTCGGCCTTTTCTTCCAGCGCATCAGCCATTTCATTAAGACGATCAACGGCTGACTGGCTGCGGTCGTCGGCAAACACATCGCGGCGTGCGCTCATTACGTCCTTGGCTTGTGCCGTATCGCCAGCCACCAGCGCCTTAAATGCCTTGGCTGCTTCCTCGGTGCGGAACTGCCATCCTGGTATTGCACCGTTCCCGCGATAGCTAGAATAATCACCGCCAAGACGCTTTGCCTGAGCCACCAGCGATTTGAATTCTTCCGGCGCAACACGTTGCACCATCTGGAATTGCCACAGGTCATGCCCGTGCTTGGTATGCTTTGTCTTGATGATGTCGGTTGTTTCTACCGCTTCGCCTGGCGCGCGCAATGATTGTTCCTGCTGCGTCACTTTCTTTTTTGCACGTTCTCCGCGATTGTGTTCAGCGACCAACTCGTCATATTTCACACGCTGCTCAAGTGTCATTGCCATGCGGGCCTGGGCGAATGTCGCGCCTTTGCCTATTTCTTCCGCCTTGGCGGACATGATGCGCTGGTAATCTTCCAGCGTCTGTGGGTTATCCATGCCAGCAAGCGCTTCCTGATTGCGCGCTTCGCGTTCCGCGCGCTTCTGCTTGATTGTATCGGCGTATGCGGCAAGTGTTTCGTCGGTCGTTTTTTCAACCATCGTGCGGATGCTGTCAACCATAGAACCACTACTCATTCCATAGCTGTACCCCTCTCCAAGCGTAAAATCTTCAATCATGTCTCGATAAGCCGCATCAACCGCTCTGGATTTCACTTCTGATTTGTAGCGGTACTCAATGCCAGGGAATTTACTGAATATCCCGGCCTTGGTCATACCGTTCAATTCAGCGGTGATGCCTTCCTTGTTTTTCAGCAGCGCATCAAATGATGCCTTGAACTCGTCGGCTGTTACTTTGCCTTCGTGGACGCGCTTGAATAGATCGGATTGCACAGCAAGAGTGTGGATGCGATCATCGACCCGATCGTTTTCCACCGCTTTCTGTGCAGGGTCTTCTGACGTGTTCGATTTTTCTGGATTTGTGGACGCGTCACCAACAATCGCCACCACATCATCAGCCGTCACGCCGCCATTTCGCAGTTCGGCAGCAAGGCGGATTTTGTCAGCAGTTGGGATGTCGTCGGATTGCTTGATGGATTCGATGGCGGATTGCTGGCTCAGTAAATCCGTCTGCCCGGAAAGTTCGGACTTGGCCTTGGCCTTGTCGAGCGCATTTTGCTTGCGCTTGTCCACGGCCTCGGTGCCGGTCAGGCTGAAAGCATCGGCGGCGTTGCCATTCTTGGTGTTGTCCTGCTGGCGATGTTCTTCTGCGGCCTTCTGTGCTGCACGCTGTTCTGCTACCAGCGCGGCAACTTCATCGCGTTGCGCCTGTTCGGCGGCCTGCTCACGCTGGCTTATTGCTGCTTCGGTTTCTCCTTCGAGGCTGAACTCCGGCTGCGTAGTTCCTCCAGCGCCAGCTTGTTCGCTGCCAGTTTGACCAACTTCTCCTGCTGTTCCTTGCTCAGACTGTTGAATGTTTTGAGCGGATCGTTTTTGCTGGATTGCATGGATAATGCCCTCAAATGTTTTTCTGGCTTCAATCAGGTATTCGCGCTTGCTTGCGTCCTGATATTTTGTTGCGATATGCTCAAGCAGCGATTCGGTCTTGTCCTCCCCAAGTATTGAACCCACTTCGCGCAATAGTTCATCGTATGCCTTTTGCTCGACCGCTTCAAGCGCTTCCTCTTCCGCCTGCTGCTTGCGCTCCTCCATCGCTAGAACAGCCTGCTCGATCTTGTTGAAGCTGACGCCATTGACGCGAATCCCATGCTCCTTCGCCAATTCGCGGACATGATTACGGTGTGCTTTTTCTTCTTCTAGCTTGATACGGCGCTCGTTCTCGTAGGCGTTGTAAACAGGCGTTCCGGAACTCAGCAACTCCTTGACAGATTCTTCTGCTGATGTGTTTTCATCTTCCTTGATCGGGAATTTCTCAGGGATAAGATGATCATGCGCCAGTGTACTAAGCGATTTCCCGTTTTTCGTCACCAGCCCCACTGGCACACCTACTTTGGCTTCCCCGTAAATCTCGCGGGCCGATTCCTCGCTGATGCCGCCAAGTTGCCTGATACGCTCAAGCAGATTAGATGATGCCGCTACAGCACCAGGCTGCGGCGCTTGTGGTGCGACTGATTCATGGAGATGCGTTGGAGTTTTAGGAAGCGATACATTATTTATTCTGGCAAGATCCACTATCAGGCTATCGTCGCCCTCTTGCATTTCTTTGTGCGCTTGCAGCAATACCCCGTTTTCAACTCCAGCATCACGAAGAACGGAAATGCGTGGATCTTTTACCGCAAGCGATACGGCATCGCGCTCTTTTCCTTTTGCTTCTGCGACAGCTATTTTATTCTTCGCTATTTCTTCTTCTGATCTTGCATAGCCTGGGAAATTTTCTGCGCCAGTCATTTTCCCGCCCTGCATCGCGCTGATCTGCGCGCCTGACATTCCGAATAGTGTATTTGCACCCTGTTCAGCGACAGGGCTGGCCTGACTTGTCATGCTCGGTTGTTCGCTTGAAGTGGCAAACATCCCAGGTACGGTAGGATGCGGCACAACAAAAGTGGGCATATTCTGCGCATTGGCTTGTTTTGCGATGCGTTCGGCTGCATCACGCTTGAGCGGCATGGGGTTTTTTGCTCGAGCTGGCAAAGATTCGGTTGGCGCTACTGCAACATTTTCGGCGACTTCATTTCCAGCAGATAGATTGCTTCCGCTTCCTTGTGCAGTTCCTCCGGTAGTTCCACCCAATCCTGATCCATCTGGACGTGCCATAGCATCAGGTACGCCTTGGGTACGCTGATCACCCTGGATGCCACTGCGATTCTCAGCCAGCGGGGTAGTTTCCTGTCTTGGTATGCCATTCACGCCACTTTCATCAATGCTGCCTGCTGTCCGGTACATGGCGCGCAACTTGGCACGTTCTGCCTCGATACGCTGTTCTCGTGTTTCAGGGACAGCAATGCCTTCCGGTGTGACGCGCAGGGTGCCAGTTGGATCATTCGGAGAAGGCAGGCCAAGCGTATCCTGACGGAAGGCGCCGTCCAGTGCTTCGCGCTTCTGCTGCTGCAATGACAACAGCGCATCCCGTCGCGTGTTTATATCTGCCGTTTCGTCGTTGATCAGTGCTTCCAGTTCATCCATATCGGATTGACGTGCTTGACCCTGCTCGGCAAGCGTCTGACGGAAGATAGCATCCTGATTGCGCTGGCTGATGGCGGATATATCCAGCCCACCTTGCGCCACGTCACGCGGCATGATGTTGGGGACAGGGACTTCGAGCGAGGCATTGAAATTGGTGATAGCTTCGTCGGTGGTCTGAGATTCGCTTATTTTATCAATCGGTGAGCTTACTGCGCCACCAACAACGCCATGTACCATTCCTCCAAGCGCGCCAAGGCCAGCAGAATCGAATGCTTGCTTATGTGTTTCTGCGCTATACGGGTCGTTGCCCTTGCCATACTCTTCAAGCATGGTTTGTCCGTACTCTGTTCCTCCCTCAATTGGCATTGCGGCAACGCCAGCAATCGTTCCTCTAGCGACCTTTCCGCCAAATCCAGTCATACTTCCGGCTGGCTTGAGCAGAGCAGATTTGCCGAGCATAAGATCGAGGCCAATTTTATCACCAACAAATTCTAGCGCGCCTGCTCCGAGAGTTGCTCCAAATGCCTTGGCAAGTTCATCACCAGAAAGTAATCGCCCTTCTTTTTCGGCTTTAGATACAAGATCGCCACCTATCTCTCCGCCTTCCATTCCAAAGGCTTGCGCGCCAATGGCAGATGTTTGGCCTATTTTTGCCGCCACATTTGACGTGGCTATCTTTGATAATTGATCAGCAGCCAGACTTGCGCCTTCTTTTGTGGCTGAAATTCGCGCAACTTCTTTGCTTACCATGCCAGAAGCAACATGCTCGGCAGCAGCTTTTAGACCGGCCTTCCCGATTATTGAACCAACTCCAGCAGAGGCAAGCATCTGTATTCCCTGTCCTCCTGCATAGCCAATTCCATACTGCAACCAGTCAACCAACGCGCCGAACTCCCCCTCCTTGGCTTTATCATATGAGTAACTTAGCGAGTCTGATTCCTTTGATCCTTTTTGAATCTTGTCGCCCCACTCTTGGTATCCCTTGACTCCGGCTTTCTTGATTCCGGTGGATATGCCGCCCTCTCCCAACAAGTTCTCTGCTGTTGCCCCGCCAGCGGCCATCAATCCATAGCCCAATTGTGGCAACTGTTCGAACGCGGTTTTGAACCCGCGCATAGTGTCGCCAGAATCTGTTTCAGATACGGCTGGCTTCTGCATCCCGATTACAGGCTGAATGGAATCCGCAAAAACATTGAACTGATGAAAAGCAGCAGGCCGTTCACTAGCGTCAATCTGCGGCATAACCACGTCCTTGAAATACTGCTGACGCGCAAGCAATTGATCCTCAAACGAGAGTGATTGGAAATCTGGTTTAGATGCCACTTCCTGCCATGCTAGAGCCATGCTGATTCCTTTAGATAAGAGGCTTTAATCACCGATTCCGCCGCTGCTTTCCAGACGATCAAGTTCTGCTCTTGCGGCTTTCTTGCTCATTGTTTTTACGGAGCCTTTCGCGCTATTTATCAACCCTTTGTTATAGTCGAATTCAGGTGCGGCGATGATTCTTTTCAAATAAGCGATTCGGTCATTAACTGATGCGTTATTTGACGCTACCTTTTGTTCTGCGCTAGTGCTACTTCTCGCGGATGAATTTTTATCTTTTTCTTGGTTCGGCGATTCTTCTCTTTCGGCTTTTCCTGTTGCTCCATCCGGGGTTTTATCTTTCACGCCTTCTCCCCATATCCAGCTAAAATCCTTCCCGCCTGATGAAGCCCCGCCAGATAGTAGAAGCGAAGCTGAACCCATGCCGATTTTTGCTTTTGTCGCCTCTTTGACAAGATCATCATATTGAGCGTCGCCTTTGCCAATTCCGCTGCGTTGCAACTCTGTAATTTGCTTTAGAGTGCCTTCGTAAGCCGTTTTGTTTGATTCATACTGTAATTTTGCAACAGCGATTTCATTTGATTTTTCCTGTCTGGCTGTTGAATTCTCCAAAGCCGCAGCCTGTCTTGATGCAGACGCCATGCTCATTTGGAACTGGTTATCCTGTGCTTTAATCTGCGCATCAAGACGTTTCATGCTGTCTTCATGACGCATATCATCACGTTTGTTTGCTGTCGCATCACGCGCTTTGTTGTACTCATGATCAGCAGCTTGTTTGATCATAGATGGATCAAACTCCATCGCCGCCTGCAAACGGTCATCTATCGACACTTTGGTGTTCGGTACAAGATTCTTATTGCTGTACTCGGTAATGGCCGCAGCAGCCTTACCTGCATCTTCTTCCGTGATGTCGCCGCGCTTCAATGCGTCATTGTAAGCGCCCATCGCCGCATCAGACTGCGCGGAAACATCATCCGGCTGCACCTTTCTCTGGCCTGCAATTATTCCTGCGCGTTCGTTGATACGCGAAGCCTTGCTTTCGGATTGCTGTTCTTTATAATCCGCAATCGCCTTCTCGCGCTTCAACTGAATGTCAGCGCGCAATTGTTCAAGGCGTCCGGTTTCATCTTCCTTGTCCATCATCTGATTGCGCTGCAATACCTGACCCGCACCACCCGCAACGCCCCCAAGAATCCCCTGTAACAGCCCTTCACCGATTCCCATTACATCGCTCCTTGCATTGGTTGCTGCGCTTCCTGCTGTTCATTCTGAGGCGTTTCTGGTGGCGTTCCGGAAGGTTGCCCGCCTGCGGCCTGTGTCAGTTTCTCAAGGAAGATTTTAATCGCTTCGTTGTTCTCTTCCTCACCAAACTTCTGCCCTTCTGTCTGCCCGATAAAGTCCATCATATCCGCCACGATAATCACGCCAGCCGGTACGATGGTGCGCGGGTCTATTTTACCATCAGTATGCTGCATCAGCAGCGCCATTACGCCTGCTGCTGCATTGCCTGCGCGCTCTTCAGGTGTCTTTCCTGCGGTCTGCAATTGCTTCATGAACATGGCGCTGGTCTTGTCACCATACATGATCTGTTGCGCGGCTATGACCATCTTGCCTGTGCGGTTCATCACCTCCTCATGATTGACGGGTTGCGGTTGTGCTTGTGGTTGTGTAGCCTGTTGCGTTTGTACTTGTGGCTGTGCTGACTGAAGTATCCCTGGCATGATCTATCCTTATCGCGCTTGTGAGAGAATGCCGCCCGGTCTGGCGACAGTTCGGGTGCCACGATTGGCTTGTGTCGGCATCGCGGATGCTGCGGCTCGAATGCGGTTTTCTTCTTCTGTTTTCTCGCGTATCTTGTTACTGGATTTCTGGCTCTCAAGATCACGTTCGGCGCGTATCTTCTTGTCCTGCGACATGGATGCCATCACGCTGCCCGCTGCGCCGAGAATGATACTTGCGGCCAGGCTCTGCTGCTGCCGACCACTGGTATCTGTCGTGGTTTTGAAGAAGTCGCCAAGCCATGACGTTGCGGCTTTTAATGGGCTGGTCTGTTCTGCCTCTGCCGTATCGCTGCTGCCAGCAACTTTGAAGCCACTGGTGAAGTCGTCAGGGATTCCTGTAGATGACCCATCTGACCATGTGCCGAATGGGTTATTGAAGGATTGAACTGGCGCTGTATCAGTGGCAGGATTAACGCTCATCCCCCCTTCTTCTGTCGGCCATTGTTCATCCATCATCATCTGCGATTCTGTCGGGACATTATAATCTTCGTACCCCATATCTATCTCCTCACGATCCTGCGTGTTGTATTCAAATCAATTGGGCCGGTCAGGCTCGGTTCTGTAACAGGTTGCGTAACGGATGGCGTCACCGAAGGTGTGCTGTCGCCAATCGATGCTCGGATGGCGGTATTCACATAACCATTGACCATATTCCCCGCTGCACCCGGCACGACACTGCGCACCAGTGGGCTGACGGCTCCGCTCAATCCTCCGGCAATGATCCCTGTGCTCACGTCGCCACCGCCCAGTTTTGAGCCAATGCCGCCGCGTACTGCGCCAGAGATTCCGCTGTCCACCATTCTGTTTCCAGTGATGCTGGGGGTACCAAGTCCGCCGATGCCACCCAGAATGCCGCCAGACTTCGCGCCTTTGGCAAAGGTACCGCCATGCGCGTCTGAATTCAGGCCACCTGTCAGCGCCCCCGCCGTCGCGCCGCCGATCACAGTCGCCGTGGTGCCTGGGACAATCGCGCCCGCATAACCTACGGTTCCCAGTGACGGGAAGGCCGATACCGCCGCATTCGCCGCCAATGGCGCGACCACTAACCCCACGCCCGCCATCAGCCCGGACAGTACCAGATCACCCATCCAGTCCCGCTTGGTAGGCTCTGGCACGAATCCGCCCGTGAAGCCAATACCCTTGTTTGGGTCGTACACCGTGAATTTCTTGTAGTCCACATTGTTGTGGTCGGCATCGCCGCCCTTGATACCGAAATTTCCTGGTTCTGCGTCCTGCACGTTCTGTGCATAGCCAGAGCCGAATAAATCAACTCCAGCAGTCCGCTTCTCCATCTTGCGGCTGAACATGGCCTGTCCGAGCGTATCCAGTGCCTTGGAGTCCAGTGATGGAATCAACTTGCCCAGTTCGCCCGGCAAGTCCTGTTCCTTGACGTTGCTCCAGTCCTTGCTGGAAATGATTTGCGCGGCCGCTTGTGCCGAGTTGTCATCCAGCCCGACAGACTTGAATACACTTGCTGTCTGTTCCGGCGCCATCTTCACGAGGAATTGCGCGGTATCCTGCTGGCGAGGCGCGACAGAGTTCAGTGCTGCGGCCTGCTGTGCATAGGTCGGAAGTGTGGTGGTTTCGTCGTGATAGCCGATTCCCTTGTAGAAGTCCGGCTGTTCCTTCATAAAATTGGTGGGGTCGTTCTTCCACTCTTCTTCACGACGCTGTGCTTCTGTCAGCGCGGTTTCGTTCGGGTTGTGGGTTGCCAGTTCTGCGCGTGCATCCGCATTACGGTCAGTGAATGAAATGCCGCTGAAGTCAGGCATGATAGTAAGCGGGCCACTTGTTGAAGCCCCGTAATTTCGCACAATTGCCATTTCATCCCCTACTGGTAAGAAATGAGACTACTCAGGTTGTAGCCCATGATGCCATCCTGAAACTGGACATATTCATCATGCCGCATCAGCGCTTCATTAATCGCCTGCTGCTTGGCTTCTGGTGTCAGTGTCGGGCTGACCAGAATGGCGTTGATAGCATTATTGGTATCGGCTGCAATCATGCGGTAATTATTCAGCACGCTCTGGCTGTTGGATGAATCCAGCTTCTTCTGATCCATGCCATTGGTAATATCCGCAATGCGCAACCGTGTATTGGAATCCAGGTTTGCCAAGTCCATGCGGTTGTTCAGTTCCTGCGTGGTGAGTTTGGACTTCTGGTACTGATTCGCAGTGGCGTCACCGATCAGTGCGGCGGCATCGATACCAGCCTTGACGCCCGCTTCATTGGCTATAGAGCTATTCAACAGGCCGCGTGCGTTCATGTTCTGTGCTGCTTTGGTGCGGGCGTTTTGCAGGTATTCGGAATCCTGCTGCAACATCGAATCTACCTGGCCGCGCGTAGTATCGGTAGACGGGTCGAAGCTGGAATAGGCAGGCACACCTACAGATGAAGTACTTAATGAAGTTGAATTACTGGTTGCGACGGGATTTGAAACGCCCGGTGTTGTGCCGCCAATAACCCCGGATGGTGGTGTTTTGTCGATTTGCCCAGGTTGATTCCCGCTCGCATAGTTTTCCGATCCGCCTTGCGCGTAGCTTGAAAATGCCGGTGTTAGCCCGGTGACTTCGCCTTGACCTGTGGACATGCCATTGGCGTCTACAAAACCGTTCTGCTTGCCATATCCGATAATTCCGCCAACACGCTGCGCGAAGGCTTGCCCGCCGCCTGGGGTTGTGTTGTTATTAGCAAACTCGGTGGAATAAGCGCTGGTCAGCGGGTTGCCCATCAGCCGAGCGGCAACACCCCCTCCCTGATATTCTGTCGGCGTAATACCGATTGCATTCAGTTCCGGTGTGATCTTGGACTTCCAAGCGTCGTATTCTGGCGTACCGAAGTATTTGAATTGGCCGGTTGTAACGTCCATCATTCCGGTCTGTCCGTTAATTGCCGGTGTTCCTGCTGCGGGTGCTGTCATAATCAACCTCTCTGAAAACCCATCAATGGATTGGGAGAAAAAACATCCTGAATCTGGTCGCCGACAAACGGTTCCGCTTTCAGGTATTTGTGCAAAACATCCATCAGCTTGTATCCAAAGTAGCCGCGAAAGCAGTAGCCTGAATTTCCCCACTGCTTGACGATGTACGTTTCATTCTCTCCCCCTTAATAGTGAAGCCAGCACGTTCGGCTCGAAGCGCCATGAGTCCTGAATACCCAAAGCCTCGGCCACGGCTTCCGAGCAATACCACTTGTTCTGCGCCTGCCCGATAAAACCGACGACAAGGTGAGCGATGCCGAGCACATCGTACTTCTGCCCTTCGTGCCGAATGAACCAGTTACGCGCCTCTATCTCACCGGACGGTATCTCTACGAAATCCCACTTCTCCGGGTCGAAGTCGATTTTCTTGAAGCGCACACCGCCATCCAGAAAGGACGAGGAGGCCGAGTATCCATCAAAGAAAACCAGCTCGACATGAGAGTACGGGCCGCGTGTCCAGGCTCGCACAAGGCGGTTATAGATGCCCTGTATGCCGGGACGTGTGCCCTTATAGAAAGCGGCTTTCAAAAGTATTGTTTCCGCAGCGCCCGGTTTTCTTCGAGCGTGACCGGGTTGGTGAGAATGGCTGTCTTGGTGGCGGCATCCAGAAGGGTCTTGGAGATGAGCAGGTCGAGTGCCTGTGCCACATCAACACGTGTCAGATCAACCCATTTCCTGACCGTCACATCCTGCACGATGGCTTTAACCACCACATCCTGACTCGTCAATACCGCCATCTTGTACGCGCCGAAGCGATCAAAGAAGGGGCCGATGTCGATCAGGTGCTGGCAGGGGTCAACTGGTGCTGATGGTGTAGCAAAAGAAATACCATTCCATGTTTTACCTAAAAGTGAAGAATCAAACTCAACAATGGGAATTAACGATGTACTTGCATGCTCACCATATAATTCCAATACTGATGTGCAAACATTATTTTGATCAATTTGGGCATAGAACGTCATTAGTAATACTCCACTAGTTGCCAACTTACAGTAGGTGCATTTCCCATATAACCTGCTGTTGCTTGGATGGTTGTTGAGTTTGTAAGTGAAACGCGGGCATGATCGCCTGCGTTCATAGTTGAATTCGTGTTGGATTGTCCAAGGAAAAACAAGATTGATTTTGATGTATCTACAGCAGTGACAGTAGAGGTATTATTAGCAACCGTTGTTCCTCTCTGAATACTCTTAATACCCGTAAGCAAAGGCAAGAAATCACTCATTAGTAATACTCCACTAGTTGCCAACCAACCACAGGTGAATTAGATGCTGATCCACAAGTAAAGGTAATGGTTGTAGAGTTCGTTAAAACTGCCCTAGCAAAATCTCCAGTGTATGCAACACCACTTGTGCATGAAGTCCCTAGATGGTAAAGGACAGATTTTGATGTATCTACAGCAGTAATAGTGGCAGATGTATTCGCCGCAGTAGCACCGCGCTGAATGCTTTTAATTCCAGTAATGGAAGTAGCTATCTTGCTCATTACACTACTTCCACACCACTTACATTACATGACACAACAGAAGCACTGGAGGCACCTCCTGTAATGCTATCTCCAGTAACGAGCACAGTGGATAGTGTAATAATTGCTGTCCCCCCTGCTGCGACCTTGTAGGCGCTCAAGATACGATTCGCAACTCCTGTAGCAGAGCCTACTTGCATGGTTACTGTGCGTTCAACGGTATCTGTATTACACAACACAATCTCTTTAATAATGGCCTTTGTAGAAGCTGCAACAGGACCATAAAGAGGGGTAGTAGTTGTAGCAGATAAAGCTACTGGAGCAACAAGTTGTTTAATTGTATTAGTAGTCATTAGAGTCCCATCCAGTATTCTTGTGAGTCAAAAGGGCTTGTGGTAAGTGTCGCGTACTCAACCGCAGTCTCGCCTGCATTCGCTCTCAGCACCTTGAGCGCGTTGCCTGTGATCAACGGCAGGTTAAGAGAAGCCGCATATCCTGCTGCCAGGGCTGCTGATGCTGCGGATGCAATCTGGCTCGAAGATGCGCCACTGGCAGAAAGTGCTGCCGCATTCGCGTATGCTTGTGCTGCTGCCGCATAAGCCGAAGCCGCCGCAGAACTGACAAGATGGAAGAATCCAGTGGTGGTGTTATAGCGCACGTCAACCGTTCCGAGGATGTCATTGGCGCTAGTGTCTGCACCCGCTGCTGTCTTAATGGCTTTATTTCCTAATCCGTTCACGTTGATCGTGCTCGGCCCGGTGCTGGCATTGACCGTCTTGAACGTCACCAGCAGACCATCCGTGTAACTGGCTGGTGCGTTTGGCAATGCCACCACATAGGCGTTGACCGAACCCGTATCGGTGGCGTAATTGGTCGTGCCACGTTTCAGATCGGTATCGACTGGGAGCAGATTGAACCCGGCCTGTATTGCGTTGAAGTTTGAATCCAGCAGGTCAGATCGCGCCGACGCTGCATAAGGTACATCTATGGGGGTGAAATAGGGCATGTGCTTACCTCGAAATGCGTCTGACGGAGTAATGAACCATCGCGCCGTTCAGCGAGTGACCGGCATCAATTGCGCTGCGGGAATAGAACAGAATAGATAGGCTGGTGCCGGTTCCTGCAATCGAGAATTCAGGGGTATCTGCGCTCTTGCCATCGTAGTAGAACGTGTCCCATGAACTCACGTCCCATTTGCCGCCCAGTCCCAATGAAGTGACGGTAATGAGAGGATGCGAGGAAACGTCGTTGTCTCCGAACGAGAACTCAGGGTAGAAACTGATTTCCGAGTATTCGTCGCTGCTCATCTCCAGTACGATCTTGCGATAGCGTTTGCGGTAGCGTGGTGTCTTGGAGGTGTTGTACGGCATGTAGATGAAGGCGTCTATCTGCTGGTCATCAAAGCTGGTGCCACGGTCCAGTTCATACACATAGCCATTCGTGCCGCCGAAGAAAGCGCGCTCCAGCCCCGTGCTGTCCTCTCCGCTCCATGCGCAGTTGACGCCGTGCGGATACATGAAGCGGGTGAAACCCGTCACCTTGTCGCCCTCGACCGCCATCACTACGCCAGATCCATCGCTGCCATATATCCGGTACTGGTTGCGCTTGCGGTACACCAGCGAAGCCGTGACTTTGGAGCGGATGCCATTGATCGTCGGCTGAACCATTCGGCTCATGGTGGCGTGATCAAAGTTGCCGTAATTCAGCGATTGCGAAATGCGGATAATGCCGCGATCATCAAGCGAATACGCAAAGCCGATGCTCTGAGTGGTGTACTCGATGGCGCCTGTTTCCGGTGTCAGCATCTTGAGCACCCAGTCAGCGGAAGAAGCACCAAGCAGTTGATAGGTCATGTTGCGCGTGTAGATGGCCAGCACGTCGCCAGGTTGCCGCTCGAATGCCGTGATATTCTCGCCCATCGCCAGTTCGGCGTCCCCTGCAATCACGCTCCAGCCATAGGGATCACCGATGCTGGAATGCTGTGCCGAAGACTTGAAGGACAGGAACAAATGCTTCTTGTGCGCCCGGATATGCGTTGGCGTATCAACCGTCATGCCGGTGGTCAGCGGGATGTAGTACGTCCCGTCAAACTCGAAGGCGCGGTTCTTGCCATCCACCCCATACAGCCGAGTCTTGTCCTGCTGGCCGTAGAAGTTGGCAATCTCGAACTCATGCTTTCCGGATGGTGCCAGTACAACTTGCGTACACAACGACTTCGCTGTGGCCTGGGTAACGGCTGCCACCTTGATCAATTCGCCGTTCTGCCAAGTCCCGGCAATGGTATCGACAAACATACTGCCGGTGGCTGTGCTGCCCCATACGCCGGTACGGTTGACCACTCGGCGCACTACTGCCGTTGCGCCAGAGGTTCCACCGGTAATGGTCGCGCCTTCTGCTGGTTGAACCAGACCGGTGTCGTACTTGATTTCGTACAGCATGGTGATCGCCGTCCAGCCTAACGCAGTGGACTTGTGCATGATGCTGGCCGTACCGCCTGCATCGTTGCGCCAGGCATAGAGCACGTCGTTATACATCACCACGCCCTGCACACCTCCGCTTCCCGGCACCGCAGCAATGTCTGCGCGCCGGTCATCGGCTGCCAGATGTTTGTAAGTGGCGGCAAGGAAGTTTGTCAGCGCCGCGCCAGAACGTGTTGCGCTGGTTGTCGTGGCAACAGGTGAACCGCCGATGTTGACCACTTCAACCGCATTGAATGTGCCGGTCACTCGCCCGAGTACCAGTTCGCCAGCGTTGATTTGCAGCACCTTGCCGGTCGCGCCGGAACTTACGCCGGTCACGGTATTGCCGACTGCAATGGTGCCGGTGATCGTGCATGGCATCAGCCAGTATGGCGCAGAGGATGGTGTCGTCCTGCCGTCATAACGCTCATAACCGTCAATGCGCCGATAGCCGCCGAACACACCCGGTTCATAGTTCATGCAGTCGAGCAGATACCCAGGCTTGATGCTGAATGTGGGATTGGCCTGGTCGATGCCGCCGTAGAACTTGGTGTACTCGACCTGTACCGCTGGCATACTGATCATGCGAGTGTCCCGCCCATCCTGATTTCAGGCATCCTGTCAGCCGTCATGCGTCGCATCATCTTGGTGAATTCCAGCTCACCTGCCTGATACACCTCTCCTGCCGCCTCGAAGCGGCCATAGAACATCATGGCGCGGTAGACAATCGCCATGTGATACTGCGCCGGTAAAGCGGGGATGTCGGCATCAGCCACCATTTCAGAAGGCGCCTTGAAGTAATCGCCAAGAATGGTGTACCCCGCAGCCGGTACAGGGCCAAGACCCAATGCCTTAGCAGGGGATACCGTGATCACCATCGGGCGCGTCTGAACGGAACGGAATGCGCCGTACTGGTAACTGTCGCGCCAGTTCTCATAATCCAGATATCCGAGGAACATTTCAGACTTGATGCCTGCTGCCGTGTCATAGCAGCGGAAAGCATCGCGCGCCCACATGCCGAAGTCGGTCAATCCGATGTCGGTGGTTGGCGCATACAACGCCTGACCGGCCACCGTGGGGAAATTGCACGAGGTACGCAACCACTGCCAATCCTGGTGCGCAGTCTGAATGTCCATCCAGGCCGCGTTGATCCAGTTGACAATACGCCGCATCTCGCCGGTCTGATTGACGACCGTGACCGGCGATAGATCGGTTCCCGTTGCGCCGAACTCGATTCGCGCGCGCTGGCACAACTGTAGGAAGTTCACGGCTTATTGCTCCATGTAGACCCGGTGCAACCATGCGCTGCCCTTTGGGCTGGGGTCATACATGACAGACAGCGGATACTTGGCGCGCTGATGGCGCAGAATGCGGTTGTTGATTACCTTTGCGCCAACTTCATCATGCGTGGTCTGAACAGAGATAGGCTTGGAGCGAATCAGCACTTCAACAAACTTGCGCTTCAACTTCTCCTCAACCCCTACGCGCACCCATTTCGATTCGCCATTGACGGCCACATCAATTACCATCGGTGCGTTTTCTTCGGAAGAAGGCTGAAGAATGATGATCAGTTCGTCCTCGTTGAACTTGAGCGCTTCCATGTGATCGCTGTTCAGCGACTTCGATTCGACCGGGATGATGGGTTCACGCTCGACGACCAGCGGCTCACCCATTTCCGGCAGGACGATAGGAGACGGTTGCTCCATCTCCAGGTTCTCGGTGTTGGTGCCACGACTGCGGCGAACGGGGGTGTGAATTGCATCGGTCATGTTTAATGCCTCCAGAAATAAGAAAACCCGCCGGAGCGGGTTATAGGTTGGCAATGCTGCCCAACACCTATACAGGCTATTTCAAGTCTGAATAGGTGTTGGTCCCGCGCACTTACCCGGCGCGGGTTAGGAGGGGTTAGATCACCGGACGGGTAGGCATGCTCATTACGTCGGTGAAGACGAATGACAGACCGGTCGTGGCGGCGAAGTTATGGCTGCCACAGATCCATGTCGTCGATGTGACATAGGTGGTCAGCACTTTCACGGTCACGATACCGAAAGCCGCAGCGGTATCAGGCAGTTCGCCCAGTTCTGGCGCTTTGATGAACGCACCGGAAGCATCCAGTTTCTCGATGCTGCCCTGTGCCACTTTGAGCGCACCGGAAGCATTGAAACCGAACGTCAGGCTGGTGCCGTAGCCGGGAGAAACCGGCAGGAATGCCGCGCCGGTATTCGCATCCGTAGTCGGGGTGGCGACGTTGGATGCGCCCGCTGCGGAGTACGCCTTGCCCTGGATAGCAAACAGGGTGGTGTTTGCGGTCGTGGTGGTGGTGGTGGTTCCGGCTGCAAAACCGGCCTTGGTGGTGGTGAAGTTGCCACCGGCATTGTTCAGTGCATTGTTCATGTGATGCTCCTTTTAGATCAAAACGGTGGGGTCGAATGCGCTGATCACGTTCACATAAGCAGCATTCGGAGTAACGGTCGCATCATCCAGCGCAGTGGTGCCGCCGACGAAGTTACCTGTACCAGTTGGGTTAATGATGACGAAGCCGATCATGGCCTTGCCTTCAGGTAGGGGTGGGAATGTAACGGCTGCCAGCGTTGCGCCTTCTGCGCCCATTGCCGAGGTCAATGTACCGGCCCCGTCAACGAAGAAGCAGTACACGTTGAACTTGGCATTGGTGACAGTGCCGGACAGTGCCGCCATGTCGGTTGCCGCGCCCTTGGTGACGAGCTTGCCGCGCACGCTTGCGTAATAGGCTGAGGCGCCCGTCTTGACGATAGCACTTGCGCCAGCCTTGATGACCAGCCCGGCAGAACTCAGCGAGCAAGTCGATACGCTGTCTGCAATCGGGTTGAGCACCATGCGCAGCGACTCGCCATCTTTGGACGAAGCCATGCCCGACAACCATTGTCGAATGGTTCCAATCATAATGATTCTCCTGTGGGTGAGCCGGAGATTACCGGCCCACTATTGGGTTACAGAGATTTCGCGCCGACGTTGCCCACGGCGCACCATCCCGCATTCTCCAGCATGGCAGCCTTGTACCATTTGGCACCGGCGTAACCGCGCTGGCCCAATGGATCGGACTTGTCCTTCTGGTTAGGCGGAATGAAGGTCACGTCAAGGGACTCTTTGCCGCGTACCGCGATCTGGCTGAATGCGTCCTTTGCCAGAACGATGAACTGGTACACGTCCAGATTGGATGCGGAAGTCGAATAGCCCGAGCCAGACCCCAGCCAGTTCGCTACGGCTGCGCCACCGTCCTGAATGCTCGGCAGGTCAGGCGAGAGGATGAAACGGAATTCCTCGCACTTGCCGATTTCATTAGGCATCGGTGTACCGGAAGCGTACTTCTCGACAGGCGTGAAGTTTGGCAGGTCGCGGATGTCGGAGGCCAGGTCGGTATGACCATAGACAAAATAACCCGCACCCACTGCATCAGTGCCGTAATTGCCGGAAGCCTTGAGCACGGAAGTTACGGATTTGCCGTGGTTCGCATTCAGGCTACGCACCATCTTACGAACAATACCGAGCGTGATCGGGCCATTCACCGTGGCGCGCGTGGTGCCGCTGCCGCCGTAGAACTGGTTGGTGGAAGCCTTCAGTTCGCCATAGATGATCTGCTCGTTGACCAGCGTGATGCGCTCGCCAATCTGTTCCTTCATGGCGGAAGGGGCGTCATCCTCGTACAAATCCTGCATCTTGTCGGTCAGACCGTAGAGGCAGGAATAACTCTTGAGTACGACCGTCACATCCATCGGGGTGATGGATTCCGGATTGGGCGTAATGCCTTCAGCCGTTTGATGCGCCTGAATGATCGCACTGGAACGATCACCCGTACCGTTCTGGAAGAACTGGTTAGGAGCAGAAGAAGTGCCGCCGAACGGAATCCAGCGACGTGCGACGTAAGTGTCGCTGCTGTTGGCGGGCATCTTCTCCTGACGACCTGCGCGGGAGAGGACTTCGGTGGGTACGGCGTGGGACAGAATGCGCCCCTTGTATTTGTTAATACGACCGGGGTTCAGCGTATAAGTTTGCATACTCATGATGTTGCTCCTGATAGTGTGGGTTTATCGGCCTTTGAATCCGGCCTCGAACTCGTCATCACCTGTGGGCGCTGATTGGTGGCCGCCGTCTCCTTTGGCATCCACCGCATCCGCGAACCGATCCCGGCGCGACGTGTCTTGTTTCGCTTGTTTCTGTTTTTTGTATTCGTTGAACTTGTCAATCGAGCGCCCGATCACAACATGGTTGTTTGTTTCCTCCAGCCGTTGACGGTAGTTTTCCGGCTGCTCGCCAAGCCAGCGCCGGTATTCCGTATCGGGGAGGTTCCCTTGCCCATCTGGCAGCCCAACAATGTCACGCCAGCCTTCATGCGTTTCGTCCAGGGTTTCGAGCGATATTTCTACCTTCGCATCCCTGACGGCATCCTTCCTGACGTTACTGATCACGGTTTCATCAATGGCTGGCCCGGTGCCGCGCATCTTGCCTACAACGTTTTGCAGTACCTTCAGCGTCATGCCAGCCAACTCGGGGAATTCTTCGGCCATTTCAGCCACATCCTCGTCGGTCAGTTCAACGCTTTGCCCGTTGGGCGTCTGGTGCTGCAACTGCTGCAAGTGGCGCTCAATGCCACCAATCTTTCCGAACGCTGTCCCGAACTGCTTTTCCTGCGCGGCCTTGATGTCTGATACCAAAGTGGCGCTATTCATTAGCTGCTCGTACTCTTGCTCGGTAATCTGGCGATACTGTGGCGCTGGCGGCTCCTGTTCTTCTGCTGGATCTTCCTCAACCTGTTCCGGCGTTTCCGTGGGAACGTAGGCTGCATCGAATCCGGAATTGAACTCATCGTCATTGACTACTTCGTTATTCAGGTCTTGCTGGTCCTGTTCGTCGCTCATTTGATGCTCCACAAATAACAAAACCCGCTTTCGCGGGTCGATTCCCTCCGGCGCTGTTCGCGTGGGAGGCCGTTCTTTGCCGTGCCTTTCGGGGCGGCTTAAACCTATTCTTCAATAATCTGCTGTGGTGATCCCAGGTTCAGGAAGGCTTTGCACTCGGCAATCCTGCCACGCATCTTGTCAGTGTCCTTGTCGCTCAGGTCGCCATCGTTGCGGGCGCGCAACTCTTCCAGTCGGCGCTGGTAGTGGTCGCGCAACTTGATCCAGAGCGGGTTGTTCAAATCATGCGACTCAAGCGCGAAAATCTTTGGGATCATTTCAGGTTTTCCAGCTTGTAGATGGCCTTCAGATAAACGGCTGTGACGCCATCCACAAGATTCCCGACCGCCGCCGACTCGTTGGCAATCTCGTTGCGGTTGACCTCGATCCAATCCGACTCTTCGCGCAGGTACTCGATCATGTCGGTAACTTTGTGTTCGACAGCCGGAAGGTCATCAATCTCGCCAAACTGCCCGATGTAGCATTCCACCAGCGGGTCAAGGGCATCAATCACGCCGTTGTAGAACTCGTCCATCGCTATGTGCTCGGCATAGGACTTGGCTGTCAGGTGACGGAAGTTTGCGATATTGCGGGCGCTGAACACCCGTGCGATCAGTTCTGAAATCATTGCTGGTATGCCATCCCAGGGTTAGCCCTGCCTGCTGGCTCGATTGCTGGCGTTGCCACTTGCGGCACATGACCGCCTGCGGCCAGTTGCGCGGATGCAAGTTCTTTCTGCACGCGCAGTCTGGCAGCGGTATCGGCCAGCTTGATCTTGTTCTTATCCACCTCGATCCCCTTCTGCACCTGCAACGTTAGGTAAGCAATCTCGCGCTTGATTTTCAACTCCTCGACACGGATCTGTGCGGCGGAATTTGTACGCTGGCTTTCCGCCTCGACATAAGCTCGGTCGCGGTCGGTATCCATCTTCATCTTGTCTACCGTGGCCTTGGCGGCAATCTGGGCGCGCTGGATGGATGCCTGCGCATTGATCTGTGCGGCCTGTACCTGCGGCGGCATCGGTGGCGGCATCTGTGCCATCTTCGCCAGTTCCTCTTCGGTGTACTGCGCATCCTTGGGGTCCATGCGCTTGGCTTTGAGCAGCATGGCAAAGACCTTCTTGGGGTCCATTCCGAAAGCCGGGTTGACCGAGGCGCCGAGCAACTGCATCAGGGTCATCTCCTGAATCGCACGTTCCACCATAACAATGGAGCCATGCGCATGGATCTCGAAGTCGCCCTTCTCTTCATTCGGGACATCCGGATCAAGCAGCAGCCATTCGTAGAACATGTTGACAAGCGGTTCGGTGATGCTGTCGTCCATCGTGTTGCCGATGTTGCGCAGCAGGGAATGCGCGTTGTTGTTCTGCAACTCGGCCTGGCCGAATGTCTGCGGGGTTGTCTCGCCTGCCTGCCCCTGTGTCACCAATGGAATAGCGCTGGCTTCTTCGGCCAGTTTGAAGGCGTACATGATGATGTTCATCAACTGCTGCTGGCGGTCCGGCAGTTCCACCGCAAGGAAGGCTTTGCGAACATCGTCGATAATGGCGTCGGAACTCTTCAGCCATATCTTGTTGGGGGTAATCTCCCAGCGGCTATTGGCCGGGACAATGGAGCCATTGTCGATAACAAGCTGCACGCCTGAACTGATGCCGGTGTTATCCGACATCCTGCGTGTGGCGGCATTGACCAGACGCTGCGGCATGGCAACCTGTTCTGCCACACCTACACCTGCCCAGTGGTCAGCCCGACGCGACCAAGGCATAACGTGGTAGGGGAATTGCCCGGAGTCCAGCGGGTTCAGTACAGCACGGATCACCGTGTCGTTGATCAGCGTCACGATGGCATAAACCTGATCGGCGCATTCATCCACTTCAACACCGAATAGCTCAATGTCCTTGGCGCTCAAGGTGCCGTAGAACGTCCACAACTCGTAACGGTTCTTCTTGCGCTTGCCGTCGTCGTTGCCTTCCTGGTAAATCTTGCCCGGACCTTCCGCAATCACCTTGTCAATCCGGCTGGCCTTGTAACCCTTGCGATTCTTGAGCGCGCGCAGTTTCTTTTCGGAGAAGTAATCGCGCTCGATGATGTAATCACCGTCCTGCACATCTTCACCGCATGCCGGGTCAGGGAAGATATTCCACGGGTCGCGCCACTCGACTGACGGGACAATCTTCTCTTCCATCTTCAGCGTAATAGCGCCCGTATCCGGATCGGTATAAACCGCCTGCACCCGGCGCTTCTCAGGGAACGGCCCTTTCAACACACAGACACCCAGGCGCGCGGCATCATGAATCACCTTGCGCATCTCGCGCGGATACTGCGCTTCCGTCATCCAGTCATAGATACGCCGCTCGGCCTTCTTGGCGGATTCGTTGGCCTTCTCCAGCGCCTGTTCGACATAATCCTTGACCGTCATCGGCACTTGTTGTGGTTGCCCCTGCTGCATTTCCTCCGGATTGGCCTGGCGCATGACCGGCTGGCCATTCACACCCATCATCGGGCGCATATCTTCCTTGCCAATCACCAGTTCAGGGATAGGCGTGGATTCGATTGAAAACGCCTTATCGTCAATTGGCAGCGTGATTTCGCATATCTTGGCCGTTGCGGCATCCACATAGCGGCTGGTGACGCGCACAAAAGCTGAACTCTTGACCTCATCGGTACGGGATGCGCCCGTCGTAACCGGGCCATTCAGGCTGACGGACTTGGCCCACTTGGCGCCCGCGAAGTCGGAACGGTTGGTGTCATCAATACCCAGGTAGGCTTCCTCGCAAGCCGTCCAGATGTCCTCGATACCGGACTCCTTGCGGAAAGCAACAGCCTCGTCGCGCTTCTCGACAATCGCCAGGCCGAGCGCGTCCATCCGCTGCTCAATCTCGGCAGGTGTGGGTTTTGTGCGTTTGATCATTGTTTACCTTGTCGCCCTTCATTTATCTGCACCGCATCCATGTCCCAGTACCTCCTTGAGTAGTTCCTATAAAGTCGTTCCCGTTTGGGCCATAAACCACACCAGCCCTGACATCTGAAGCGATTGGAAATACCCATAGAGGCGTGCAGACATAGCCGCCATCCACATATCCGGTGAATACATAATCAAATGAACACTCGATGGCTCGGGTTAATGTGCCTCTGGCGGTTGCAATGGAATACCCGTTGAGCGAAAGAACGTGCTCAAGGGTAATCGTCCCTTGACTGGCCCCAACCGTAGCACCTGCAATCGTGCGTTCTACGCCGAGCGTAAAACCGCCTAGAGAGAATGTTGATGACGTGCCTGTCAGCGCCACCGTCACGCCGGAATTGATATTTACCGTTATCGTACCTTGCGACACCGTGGCTGATTGCCCGGTAAGCGGCTTGATTACTTCCTGTATAGTTGTGCCTGCGACAGCAGTTATCGCTTGGCCTGACAGTGCCGTGCTCACGCCCTGAGAGGTTGACCCACGAGAAGCGGTTAATGCCTGTCCGGTCAGGGGAAGCGCAATCCCCTGCGTCGTTGTGCCGCGTGAGAGCGTTGAACTCTGTCCTGAGAGTGCTATGGCATGGTCTTGCGTCACCACACCTTGAGAAGCAGTCAGCGCTTGACCTGTCAGCGTCTTGTCGATACCAACAATTACCGCTCCACGGGATAGCGTTGCAGACTGCCCGTTCAATGGGAGCGTTAAATCCCCGCCTATCGATGCGGTTACGGCACCTTGCGAAGAAGCCAGTTGTAGGCCGGTGACGCCAATACTGTTACCCTGTGTAACCGTTCCCTGCGATACTGTCAAGGAAACGCCAGTCAACCCGACTGTTACATCAGCATTCGCCGCAATTCCGGCCAGTGGATCGGAAATTGCACCTGCTGCGATTGCGCCGAAGCCGAGCATTTAGATCACCAGCACGTTATGATTGCGAACGAGACTCCACCCATGCCGCCAACTGTCGCTGGCGTGGTTCCTGTAAATGAACCACCGTTACCACCACCGCCACATCCGGGCGCACCTGATCCGCCAATGGAAGCCCGCAAACCACCACCAGAAGCTGCCGCATCCGTTGATCCTCCCCCTGTCCCGCCATATCCATAAAACAAGTTGGGGATAGGTCGATAACCTCCAGCCCCGTTCCCGGGAGGGGTTGTCGTCACGCCACCAATGCCGCCAATATGGGGTGGGAATTGCCCTGCGACCGTAAAGGCACCACCTGCTGTTCCCGCACCTGAAGCTGGAAGTCCGCCGCCCCCTGTGCCTCCTGTCACCCATAGCCCTGTAACGGGTATCGTCAATGCGCCACCCGCAACCGTTGTTCCACCGATGATACCCGCCTGCCCTGCCAGAGACAGCGTTGCGAACGGCCATCCGAGTGGCATTGCGCCAACTGTGGCAATGCTTCCAGCCGTACCTGCTGCACCTGCCGTCGCACCTGCCGCGTTACCGCCATTTCCGCCACCGTTTGCAATCATCAATGTGTCATTGGCAATCGGTGCGCCTGCACCCGCTGTGAGCTTTGGTGAAATGGCGATGTAGCTCGCCAGATTAGTAGTGGCAGAATACCCTGCCAACGAGAGATAAAGCCGGTCAGGCAATAGAGCGAGCGGCATGGTCAGATGCGTCTGGCTACCTGAACCGCCGCCGCCGCCGCCTGCTGCTGTGGACACTGCACCGACCACACCCAGACCACCGTTGCCGCCCTTGCCGACCAAGATGATATTGATCATGGTCTTGCCGCGCGGTTTGACCCATGTAATCCAGTCGTTACCCGCAGCCGTAGAGGTGCCGTAAAACACCTGCACATCGGCTGACCCGGTATTGGTAGGAATGAAGGATATGTCCAGCATCAGAGCATCCAGGGCTGGCGTGGTGGTTCTGGTTCAATGACCAACGACACATGACCGTCAGGCACAACCAGAAACAGTTCTGTTCCGGATTGGTCCAGGTATCTGACAACCTCTCCATAGGTTGAGGATTCCTGATAGGCATTCCCAATGCCATCTATCGAGACAAGAATGTAATTCATCAGTACACGCCAGCCACAACTGTCACATGCCAACCTGCGGCGACCGCCGTTGCCAAACCACCGAGCAGACGATAACCAGGATTGATCGGTATGTTCATTGGATAGTCAATATCAGCTGTAGCTACAGTAGCCGATGCCGTTGTAGCGGGAAGCGAGACTTCTCCGTAAAAGAAGTTATTCAGGATTGACCCGTTCAGGGAATCCCTTTGCCCGATTGTAGTTGTCTGCACATAGCTGTTGGTTGTAGAGGTAAAATAACTCGCCTGCCCGCCCGTCACCGGACCGACATAAATCTTGTAGCTGGAAGCTCCGGTTACGGCTGTCCAGTTCCATGTAATCGAACCGGTCGGTCCGGTAACTGCTACCGATGCCGTTTCTGTTGAGGCGGCAGTCTGTCCCCCATAGGCGTCAATCGCCACAATCTTGGCAAAGAAGTTTCCCGATTGCAGCGCTCCACCAGACCCTGATGGCGTGCCTGTGGGCGTACCCGATACCGCAGAGATGACCGTGGCCAGACGCAAAGCCCCGTTGTTGATATACAAGCGGCAAACGGTCGCTACATTGGTCCCGAGTGACTTGAAGCGCAACTTCTGGATATAACTTCCGTTGGTCGCATCTGCGGTATAGATCACGTTGTTGTTGATATTCTGGCCGGTGTAATCGTTGGCCGCTGCCGTGAACGTACCGCCAGACTGGAAATCGGCAAGTCGTGAGTAGATAGGATCGCCATTTGCGGCCATTGCATTTCTCCGTTATGGCATAGCCATGCCGCGCATCTGCGCGACCGACATGCCGATGTTTGCGTTATCCAGTAGCTCCGCGCTGGCCGTGCAGAAAACGTTGCTGGTGCCTGACAGGGTGATCAGATTGCCGCCATTACTGCTGGAGCGGATAGTCTCTCTGGTCAAACCTGTAGTGCCGTTGAAGGTTCCTTTTCCGACTTCCCATGCTGTGCCGCTTGTAATCAGGTAGGAGACAGTCAATGGCGATGATCCGAATGCCGATGAGAAAGTACGGTAGTTCGACACTGCACCCGCAAGGGTGACGGCACCCGTTCCAGTTGTCGTTGTGGTTTCCTGAACCCTGTCTGCGAGATAAGGCATTATCGATTCACCGATCCGAATCCTTGGCACTGGTAGTACAGGCCCACCCGTAACAGATACACGCCATCCGGATAAGTATCATTGATATGCGCTGCGTCACGAAAAACCCGCATGATAAACACGGATTCAGAATCCAGTCCGGTCAGATAGATCGGAGTTGGATATTCCAGAATCAATTGCGTATCCTGATACGCTGCTGTCATATTGACTTCGATATACATCGTAGCGGGTGCGCTGAAGATCTGTTCTCCAGTTGGGGTTCCTCCGAGATTGGCATTAAACCCGGAAGCCCATGTCATATCGAACCCCCACCGCACTACACCAGTGGATGCCGTATCCGACAGGATATGACCATGCGGAACAATAGGCGTCCCAGGCACATAGTCGTGTGGCATGTGGAACGTTACTGTGAATTCCTGCTGGAAGGTGGGATCAAACTTGTTAGCCTGAAACAATCCCTTGTATGCGACTTTAGTCGGCGGATTACCAATTCCGGATGTATCAATAGAACCGGGAGAGGATTGCCAGCCGATAGATGTTCTGGCATCCAGATCGGTAAAGTTCCCGTCCAACTCACCATAGGTGAGCGCTGAACCTTTAGCCGCACGGGTAACAATAGCCATTACGCCAGTCTCAATAAACCTGTCGTACCGTTGTTGGTAGGCATGGTCAAGGTCAACGTGCCAGCCGTCACCGTCTGCGAACCCAGACCATAATTGGCAATGGCCTTATTGCTCTGCGTTGAGTTATAGAGCAGCACGGTATCAAACGCAGTCGCTAGTGTGACGGTGGTGTAGACAATGGATGCAGAGGGTGTCCAGTAGGCCGTTGTGCCATCATTGGTCGGTGCTGTCGCATTCGTCACCACCACACCACCAGCCGAGTATCCCGAACCGGACACTTCGCCCGTAGCAGAGTAGGTTGCAGTGGAAGCGTTGATCGTTGCTGTGGTCAGGAACAATGCCGCTTTGACAGTATCCGTTGTGGGATTGGTCAAGCTGGTTCTGGACACCAGCGTTACTGTACCAAGTTGATGTGCGCCGAGCATCAATTCTGATTTGAACGACGCGCAGACGGCAGGGGTATTAGCCATAAGTGACTCCTAAAGTGTGGCTTGTTCAGGGAATGCCACCAACCCTTGTTTGAGCTTGATGTGGCGATTCTGCTTGACGATTTCATCGCCAAGACGGTAGGTTTCAATCAGCATGATTGCGTTGTCGTCTTCGCTCCACTCATGCTTATAGTCCAGGTCAGCTAGTGGAATGTTGCCCTTAGTTGTCCAAATCAGCGGTTCATTCATAACTCAGACTCCAATATGAAACTGCAAACCGTTGAGATAAATCAACGCTGCCGCAATCGCCGCGCCACCAATCAGTATCTTTGACATGTGCCGCATCACGAAACCGAAGCCCTTGAGGTTCTGATAAAGGTCGATTACCTCACTGATCTTCGTGGTGTTCTCCGCGATGGTATGCAGCGCCCCGCTAATCTCGGACATTTCCTTGGTCATGTTCTTGATGTCGCTGTCTATCCGCATCAGATCACCACGCACCCCGCTCACCTGATGGGCAAGAGAATCAATCTGCGCGTCCTTGTCGCGGGAACAGGCTTCCAGTTCGCGCCGGATGGCTGCGGCCTCCTGACACGTCTGCATGCTTACACCTCGGCCAGTTTGCGAATCTGCGCTGTCACCTTGTCCAGTTTGGCCTGTGCTGCGGCGGCTTCGGTTTCGGCCTTGTCGCGTGCCTCGATAGCTGCTGCGGTGGCGGTAATGGCGTCCTGCATCTGGATGGATAGCGTCTTGATACGAGATTCGATGCCTGCGGCGGCGTCGTTGGACTGCGATTGAGCACTGGCAATGATGTATGCTGCCTCTGCTTTGGCCTTGCTGACAATCTCATCCGCACGAATACCGGCTTCACGCTCGGCGTCGGAAGCCTTGATATGCGCTGCGGCCACAATCTCGTCAGCCTTGACCTGCCACGCCTTGATACTGTCCTTGGCCTGCTTCACCTCGGCCTTGAGCGCATCACGATCCTGCTCGGCTGCGTCACGCGCCTTCTGCGCTTCGGCGGTCGCCAGTTCGAGCGAACCGATGGACTCCAGCATGTCAGCCGCTTCGGTCATGCGCTGATACTGGTTGGCGAGGATGCGGATTGCTTCCGCTGCGGATTGTTTGGTGGCCATGATTAACTCCTGAGTGGGTTGGCGCGACGCGCAACCATTATGATATTCAGCGTCGAGCCAGCACCGCCCGTCAACAGTGGACGAGTGAAGTACGGCACCTCAACAATCTGTTTCATCCCGGCAGCCGTGAAGGTCAGGGCTGTACCCTGCGCATTGTTCAGGGTGTACCAGTTCGTACCGTCGTTGCTGCCCTGGATGGTGATTGTCGCGCCACCGAACGTGCCATCCACCGAAACACACCGGTCCGCCCATTCGCACGACACAACAGGCGCGCCGTCACTATTGGTGTTTGTCACGCTCGGCCAACTGATCTTCGACACCGAGCCATCCTGGCTGATGTCGGTGATTACCGCATTGATTGTTGCCATGTCTTTACCTCAATAAAAAAACCGCCCGGAGGCGGCTTGTTGTTTATCCCAGCATGCCCATGCCTGGATCGGATGGGCTGAACGGTCTTGCCTGTGGAGTTCGATTCACGTTTGCCTCGGCTGCTGACCTGGCATGTCGCAACATCATCAGCGCGTAACGTGATGCACTGATTACGTCGTCAAACTCCTTGACGACCTTTCCATCCTTGCGGTGATAAAGCCGGTATTCTTCCAGCCAGTCAGAGCACGTCTTGAAAACCTTTAGCCTTCCTGTCTGCAACCTGTCCAGCATATCCATCAGCCCAGC